GTCACCATCTTCCTACTGGTGAGGTATTATATACTGCTGCATATGAATTAACCGATACAAATAAATTATCTACAGTTACTAATCCGTATTTACCATATTTAGGAGCTGTGAATATCTCTGGTGATAGAATGATCTCTATTAAGACTACTATCAGACAGGTTACTCATACTCAAATCTATAAAAAGATTATTGTAAATAACCCATTAGAAACTAAGATCTTAAACTTTACATTCGAAGACCAATTAGCATATTTCTATGTAATGGTTTCTGAAGAACAAGAAGACGGTACTTATAAAGAAGCTGTATATTATGAACCAATTTATGATGGTTTGTATGACTATACGACAGATACTAATAAGAACTTCATCAACTACATGTATCTAGATGAGAAGACAATCCGTCTAAGATTTAATAGAGAAAATCAACCAAGAAGAAATGCTGAAATCACAGTTCATGTATTTACAACTCTTGGTAGTAAATGTAACTTTAAACTTAACCAATATCAAGAATTGATGTCTTATAAATCTGATAAGTATCCATACATGGGTATGTATCTAGTTCTCATGAGCGCATCTGATTCTCAATATGGTGACGATAAGCTTACTATCGATGAATTAAAACAAGCCATTCCTGCTGAAGCATTATCTAGAGGATCTATTTCAACTTATACGGATTTGGATAACTTCTTTAACTCTCTTCAACGGGATGATTGTAGATTATATCTATTAAGAAAAGTTCATAACCAAATTGAAAGATTGTATTATGTATATCTCATGATGAAAGATGGAGATAATATTATTCCTACTAATACAATTACAACAGATTTAGATTCTGATGTATTCTCTAATAATAACAAGAGTAATATGATTATCAAACCAGGTGCTAAATTCTATGCAGATCCAGTTACTGGAACAATTAGAAATGTAACTGCGGATGATGAGGCTACTATTAATAGTATGGATGATAATGGGTTCTTATATATGAATCCATATCTAATGTGTATTAATAAGAGCCCATTCTATGTATCATATTATCTAACTCTTGTTAATTACTATAGATCTCTATATTTTGAATATGTAAATAACTCGTCTCTTATTCAATTCGTAGCGACTACAGTTCATGCTCATAGAGAATTCTACGACGATTATGATACATTCAAAATCGATATGACCTGCTACCAATCTATCGGTACCGATTTCCAATTGGTTAAATATGAAGAAGATGGCGTTACTATTTCTGAATTGAATTTCAAAGTATACGCTGTTCTTTATAGAACTGATAAGGAGGGTAATGAATACCCATTCAAATATCTAGAATCCAATCTTATGAGTTATAACCAAAATGGTTATCAATATGACCTTCAATTTAAGTTTAAACTTAATGATATTATCTCTTCTAAAGATACCTATATCTATTCACCAAGCGGTATGCATAATATCAAGAATGGTAAAGATCTAGGTACCTACTTACCAACAAACGTAAAAGTTAAGTTCTTCTTTGTTGCTAAAGAAGATAAAGAGTATGGTAAGACTTATGAGATTAATAAGAAGAAAGGAAATCTAGACGATATCATTCCAGGTTTAGATGGATGGAGTTTATTAAACGTATATTCTGCTGGTGATGCTGGTTTGGATATCTTCTATGACTATAGTGACTTCAATAACTCTTATATTGCTTTGAGTAAAGATGAAGAAGCTGGTACTTATGGATATAGAATTCATAAAATGCCTGTAGTAAGATATACATATCTTAACTCTAATGAACGAATCAATAAACTTGTAGAGATGATTGATGAGCGTAGATTATATATACAACAAGCTACATTCCTATTAGAAGATTCCTTTGGTATTGATTATAAATTCTTTAATACATATGGACCTTCTAAAATGTATAATATCGATAAAGAAGCTAATATTGATAAGATTAATCTTTCTCTTAAATTTGAAATCAAATTCCAATCTAAAGAAGAAGCTTCTTCTGTATTGGATGATATTACAAATTCGATTAAAGAATATATCGAAGATATGAACAACCTTACAGATCTTCATATGCCTAACCTTATCACTTATATTACCAATATTTATCGTGAGCAAATTGTATATATTAAGTTTATTGGATTGAATAACTATGAATCATTACATCAGTCTATCTATAAAAATCCTCAATTAGAAGATAACTACTTTAAAGAAACTCAAACTGTACCAGAGTTTATTAATGTAAATACTCTAAGAGACGACAAACCTGATATTACATATAAGATCGTTGAGTAGATATTATGGAAAATAATATTAATAGAAAAGAGAGATTAGAAAGAAGGAGTTCTATCTCTCTTTCCTTCAAACTAGATTTGCAATTATTTGCAAATAAAGAAACTCCTTCTGGTGACCCAAACTTACCTGATCATAAAGCTAGCGACCCATTCTTAGATAATATGGAATTTACCCATGTGGTTTCAAATCCATATACTATAAAGAAAGTAGATAAACGATTTAAAGCTAGAGCTACTTACCTTATTAATATCAAATATGAATCATTAGATGATTGGTTTAAAATACAAGGTGTAAGAATGCCTAGCGGAACTCCTACATGGCCTGATCAAGCAGAATTTGTACCATCATCTACTAGTGGTAGAATATTAGACGCTGAAGATCAGACTAGGGTCAAAAACTATTTCGCTTCTAAAGTATATGCTACCTCAGCTAATAGATTCTCTATGGAAAATGATACTACTGGTACTCTTATGAATGATACCTCTATTCATAATATCGTAAAGAATATAGACTTTGGGAGATGTACTAGTGCAGTAAAAATGTTTTATAATGCTAGAAGTGCTAAAAATGTAGTATTTGAAAACAATACGTTTGTAAGCAGCAACTTTATAAATATGGAAGAAGCTTTTGCTGGATCTCCTACATTAACTACATTTACTTTTAAAACTGGTGGCACTTTAGCTATAAGAAATGCTATTAGATTATTTGCTAATTGCCCATCTTTAAGAGTGGTAGATATATCAGAGGTTAAAATAAATCCAAATACTTTAATCCATACATTTAAAAACTGTTCTAATTTAGAAGAGGTAAAAGGTACTATAGATATATCTAATTTGAACTTCAATCCGAATTATATTAATAATAAGGCTTTTACAGGTTGTTTCAAAATTAATAAACCTGTAACTATCTATACCAATAACCCATCGTTCTTTCAAATTGCTTCCTTTAATATGCGTATAGCTGGTAATACAGAAGCAAATCTTAGAAAAATTATCTCCATCTATTTTGGACTAGATGCTAGTAAAGTTAATCTAATAGTAGATTATGATATATTATGATATAATGATATTACTTGACATCTTAATGAGGCCTTATCAAGCCTTCAAGATTCGAAGTGATAACACTTATATAATATTTTGAAAAGAAAGGAGGAGTGCATTCATGGCAGCTCCAAGTATTACTATTATGGATGAATCAGATAAATCTGTTACTAACTGGGACGCGGGCGTTGTTCAAGCAAGTAATGAATCTGCTGTTTTCTCTATATATGTATGGAACAATCGTAATGGCTCTACTGCTATTTCTGACTTAAAAGATGTAACTATTACAGCCCTTGATATTGACGGTTCTTCCAACGGTGAATTAGTTGCTGGTAAATGGGTTCGTGTAAACGTACCTAAAGTTGACGGCAATGTTTCTACATGGACACCTGTAGGTGGTTCTGATGGTAAACATCTCCAAGCAGAAGCAGTTACTGCAGCCAGCGATTTCACAATCAAAGGAACAGTTAATGATGGTAATAAAAATACTACATCATCTAAACAAAACTACTGTAAAGTGAATTTGAAAGTTGTTGTACCTGTAAATGCTACACCTGGTACTAAAACTTATAAAATTCGTGTAAATGGTTATTATGTATAAATAGGAGGTAAATTACATGGCTGCAAATTTGGGTCCAGTAATTACATTATATAATGAAGCCAATACAAGCCCAGTAGACACTTGGTCTGTTGGTACTGTAAAAGCTCAAGAACCTTCTACTCCATTAGTGGTTAATATCTGGAACAACCGTGGTAATGATACTGAAGATCATTCTGACCTTCGTGAATGTACTCTTACTGTTTTAGATGCTAATGGTAATACAGCAAATGAAGACGTAGCTCGTGATAAATGGATTGAAACTAAACTTGCTTCCGATTCCGATTGGTTGAAAATCGGTGGTTCTGGTTCTAGCTTCGTATCCAAAAAAGTTACAGCTAATACTGCATCTGCTGGTGAAGGCGTTTTAAAAGGTACTATGAATAATGGTCGTGTGGAAACAAGTGGTACAAACGTTGCTACTGTATCTTTCCGCGTAAATGCACCTATCAATAGTACTCCTGGTAACAAAACCTTTAAAATTCGTTTAACTGGTTATTACACCTAATAGGAATCAACCCCATCCCATTAAATTGGGATGGGGAATTCCTGTGTTTAAACAAAAAAAAGAATAAGCTTGAGGAAATTGGCTTATTCTTTTTGAGGCTGATATTACCATATGCAAATATCAACCTCAGATTCAGGATCTAAACAATTTATTATTTGTTTAGATATTTCAATACCGTAAACAGTAAGCATGTAAACACCTCCTCTCATATTAATTATTTATTCCTCCTTCGTAATGTGTTCATAAATATAGTATATAACTGAAATAGTATAGTATTTCAGAATAGAGAAATTTATCTCTGATACTAATCATGAAACAAATAAAAAAAAATAAAGGAAAGCGTGCACTCAATCCTTTATTTTTCATGGTGTCGAAAGTTCCGTATTATACGACCCACCATGCAGACGTGTCTCTAGTCTTTAGTATAATACGCTCCATGCATCCAGGGAAATCATGGAGATTCATTTTCTACTAATATGCATAACCCTGTCTCTATTCGGCATATTAGCATTGTACCAGTAGATTTCTTTCTCTGACCTTAATATTAAAATCTACTGGATTATCAAATCCTATTAAGGCCTGGCTCTAGAGTAAGGGCTCTCTAGAGACTTAATAATTTTCTAGATAATAATATATACGCCCTTAACCTTCTATATATTATTATCACCATTATAGTATATAATTGAAATATTATACTTTTACAATTAATGATTTCCTATACTAATTATTAATAGTAATAAATTAATAAAGGAGACAACAATGTTCGAACGAGTAAGCAATAAAGAATGGAAAAAGGCTTTAGAAGATCTAAAAACTAATAATCCAGGATTATGGAATTATGTATATTCTAAAGATATCAAAGATGAGGATTATGATGTGGAAGGAATTGAACTTCCTAGAAGATCTACTCCTTTCTCTGCAGGATATGATTTCTATTCTCCATTTGAAATTAATGCAATTCCTGGATTAAGATATATAGTACCAACTGGTATCAAATGCCACTTATTAAATATCAAAGGATCTAATACTGTTGTATTGGAAAATCTTGTATTAAAGATTTACCCTAGATCTTCTTATGGTATGAAATATGGTTTTAAGTTTGAGAACACAATTGCTGTGATAGATAAAGACTATTATAACAATGAAACAAACGAAGGCCATATTTACGTTGATTTTACAGTAACCAATCCTATTAATATTAAAAAAGGCGATAAGTTCTGCCAAGGTATTATAGAGAACTTCTATGTATTTAAAGATGAAATCGAACCTTTAAACAAAAAAAGAACTGGTGGTATGGGTTCTACTGGTAAATAGATATAGGTTACATTAAGTAATTACTTTCACTTATAAATAAAGAGGTGTTTTTACAATGGATGAAAAACAAACATTACTTAAACAATTAAAGGATATTTACTCTGCTCCTACGACAAATCCTGCTAACTTCCAACAAATCCAAGCTTTCTATCAAGAAGTAAAAAAAGCAGAAGCTGTTACAAACGATATGCGTTTAAAAGTGCATAACATGGCACATGGTCTATTCTTAGACTAACTATCTTATAATAGAAATAATCCCTTTCTTTCAAAACTTTTCTATTGCACTAAATGCCCCGTATACTCTTTACGAGTATACGGGTTCATTGTGTTTTATTATAGAAGAGTAATTTTCTTTTCAAATACTTTGTTGCATTCTAATGTAACAGATTCTTGTTCTTCATAATCACCATATTGAACACATAACTTACCTTCGAAGTCTGTATTCTTCATAGTAATGATTACTTTTAATTCCATAGATTGACCTACTGGAACATCTAAGATTAATTCAAAGGAATATTGAGATGTTTCACAATTATAACCAATAAAGTGATTAGTAACAGTACCAGGAATAGTTTGAGGAACACCAGGAATTGGATGATAATCAAATGCTGCCTTTTTATATTGGATTACGTTATGATAGTCAGCTTCATCAGATTCAGTTAAACGAAGATATACTTCGGGATCTTCATCAGATTCTACAAATACTTTGATATCTCTATTACCTACATGGATAACACCATCTTTAGTATTGAAATAAATTTTAGAACCATTACCAATTAGACCGAATTCAGTAATTTCTTCTTTACGTTTATCTACTTCTTTATTATAATCATGATTGTCACCATCATTAGTAAATTCATATGCAGTAGAACCATCTTCACGATTTACAAACCATACAAACATTTGTTTAGGCACTGGTGATAGGTTGTTAGCGATAAAATCATTTCCAGTAATAGAGCTCATTTTAATTTCCTCCTAAAAAATAATACTTTATAAAAAACAAAGACGGTGAATGGAATAACCCATTCACCATAACCTTTGTTGTGAGAGAAGTTTACTATGTGTAGAAAAATATAAGGTAAGAGGAACTGTGTTCATGTGATTGAGTGATTTGAGATTTGATTTATTGAGGTATATCAGATCGTATCTGAGTTTAACATGAATTGTTATCGTTGGGTTGGGTGGAAACCTTTTGACTGCTTTGGATGTAATGGTTGTTATGCGGATTGTGGGCATAAATCAAAAGGTCACATGTGTCGTATTAGAGTTAATCCATTCCCTGGGGGTAAGTTCGGGGATATGAATAGTCTTCCGTTCTTTTATGTGGTAAGATTCATGTGTAGAGTTCTCAAACCTTATATTTTTCTACTATTTTGTCAGATCTGTATTAATTATTAAATCTATTTTTATAACTATCTTCTGGTCTTACAAACTCTACAACTATCTTTCTTTGATGAGGTTCTGGAGTTTGAGTAAATTCTCTAATCTCACTTTTAAATTCTTTAATTGATTCTTTAATGGGGAAATGAATATCATCTGGAATTCTATTTAGAATATCATTTACTACTCTATCTTTAAAGCTCTTAACTCTTTCTTCTACATCTGGGAAGATTTCTTTCTTAGCTATATTATACATAGCTTTTCCAAATTCTTTGATTTCATTTTGCATTTCGTTTTTCTCCTTTAAAGACTCAGCTTAATATTGTAGATATATTTCTACCATAATTATAGTATATAGCTGTAAACCAGCTTAAACCCTAGTAACATAAAGTAATGGCTTATTCTATTTATACTCTAAAAGACGGCCAGAGTGTAATATAGGTAACCCATTGAAATTAAATACGCGATGACGATGTTGCTATTGTTAAAGTTGTTTAAATTTTTTAAAATTGCCTCTTTTTTTTTAACGCATACTTTGTTTTCTTTTTTTCGTTGCTAAGATTGTTTCATTTTAGAATGTGTCTTGAAAGACACGTCCTCCTAAGCGAATATAAATATATTTATTTACATAACACACACGTTCGAAATTACCCCTAGAGCACTAAGGCTCTAGGGGTCTCCTCTTGTCTATTTTTTAGCTTTAGCTAGTTTATATTCGTATGAGATTAAAGCAATAAATAATCTGAAATAGATATCGATAACTTCATCGAATCTTACATCATCAAAAGACCCAGTATAAGAAGTATTACTAATAAGAACTTCTATTTCATCTACATCACTACCAGTAAATGTTACATTCTTAAATGGAATAATAACCTCTAGGTCTTTACCTAAGAATTCTCTATTCATAATCTTTTCAAATGCAGATTCAATATCCTTGCTTGGATAACTACCACCAGCGGCACCAGGATGACCACCGCCTGTGAAATATTTATTAGCAACTTTTCCTAATGGAATAAGTTCTTTAATTTCTTCATTATCAGTGTAGAAAGAGAATGAGAATCTATTTCTATTATCTACAAATCTACCAATAATTTTAATATCTTCTCTATCATCTTTAAATCTTTGAGAGAATCCAAATCCATTGATACAATGGAATATTAGATGATCGTTGTCGTCGAATACATGATATTCATATACAGGATCTGCTGCTCTAAGAGCTTCCATTTCTTCTTGGAAAATGGAATATAGTCTATGACCATGATAAAGAATATCTCTTACATCTGGAGTTAGATACGATGTATTCTCTTCATCATAGAAATAATTTCCTCTCCATAAATTTTGCCATGTATTACAATATGGAGCAAGAGTTCCAATCTTATTATACCATTGATTTAACCATGCGGCTGGTTTGTATGTGATTGGAAATTCTACATCTTGTTTTAAATCATATAAAGAAATCAATCCTACTAATGGAGCTTTAGATTTATATACCTTTATAATCTCTTCTCCACTACTATTATCTCTAAATGGATCTAAATTTAATCCTTCTATAATTTTATCAGATAAAGATGAGGAGTTAATAGCCTCTATGCAATTATATAACCAAGCATAAGTTAACCAACAACCACATTGTCTTGTATCTAAAATATATGTAAAATTATTATGCTCATTACAAAGAGCAATAGGATTTTGATATAATGAAGTAATATGATGATCAATCCAAATTACTTTGTCGTAATATTTAAGGATTTCTTCTAACTGATCATTCTTAAGAGACAAGTCTACAATAAAAGCAATATTTGTTCTAGTCTCAGCAGTTGGATTATTTAGCATCTCTTCAATTTCATTAGAGATGGCATTTCCTGAATAATTATAGCCAATAAACTTTATACTTCGTTGGGTTTGAAATTGTAACAATTGACAGATCAAAGATGCTGCAGATTCTCCATCTAAATCTGTATGATGGAATACAGTTATAGTATTAGATGTAGGCTTATTATCTGCAAAACACACATGCTCTAAATTTTTCAATGTGTTCATATCCAATACTTCTGTTATATCATTATTGAAATGGAATAAGGCTAAAGGTCCACCATTTTCATCTTTGATTTTATACTCATTATAACCATTATAGGTGGTAAGATTTTCTTTTTTAGAATAAGAGATTCTTACTCCATCAGCATATGATCTAATATAATCAAAATTCCCAATAGTATTTTTAAAATCCTCTTCTAGATATTTATCAATATCGCTATATTGAAAAGTTGTAAACACTACACTTCCTCCTTAAGCAGTAAAAAATATAGAGTGCTCGTGATGAGCACTCTATTATATTTTCTTGATAGATCCCAATTAGAATTCGTATTGGGAAATATCGACATCTTTGATTAATGTGAATTTATCATCATTAACCTTACGCATTTCTTCAATTTCTCTTGTGATGTCTTCTGTTGTGTATCTTAACAACTTTCTATTTTGTGGATTCAATGTAGATACACCTATTTCAATATCATTTAACGAACCCAAACCTTTTGCACGTTCTATATTCTTAGGTTCAGATTTTCTAAAAGTACTGATCAATTGATATAATCCAATTTTATGACCATTTAAAAGATATCTCTTTTCAGATTTATCCAAATATCCTAATAGTACAGAACAAGCATTGATTAATTGTTCATTAAAGATGATTGTGTGTTCTCTATCACCATTAATACCATTAACCAAACCATTGAGCAATACAGCATCTCCTTTTCTTTCTATCTTGAGATACTTGTATTTCTTACTAATCAATTTCTTGAAATCATTGAACTTATTGAATGCTTCGTTTCTTAATAGCAATAAATCTTCTAATAAGATAGGATCAATCATATAGTTATTGGCAATGCGTTCCATATAGAAATCATAGTTGTTATTATTGATAATAAGTGAAGAGATTTCAGACTTAGTGAATTCTTTCTTCGTCTTTTGATGAACAACTTTATTTGCTTTAATGAACTCATCCCTCACATATTGAGTGAAGTCATCCTTATCAATGAAATACTTCCATTTCTTAGTACCCTTATCAACGTGGTAAAGAGGAGACAATACTGCGTACACTCTTCCTTCTTCAATTAAAGGACGGCAGTAAGTTAATAAGAATTTCAAGATCAATGTTCTAATATGGAAACCATCATAATCAGCATCGGCTAGAATAATGATCTTATCATATTTACAATTAGAAATATCAAAGTTCTTACCATAACCACAGCCAATGATTGCTAAGATAGCTTGAACTTCTTCATTCTTCAAGAACTCTTCTCTAGACTTAGAGAATGCATTTGGCATTTTACCACGAATTGGGAAGATAGCTTGGTATTCATTACGAGAAGTTTGACATGGAGAAGCGGCTGATAAACCTTCTACAATGAATAACTCTAAATGATCTTTCTTCTCTGCTTTGATAAATCCTTTAGGAGTACCAGAGATTGTATTTGTTTTATACTTCTTAGAGATATTGATCTTTTCTTTATCTGCTTTGGTACGAGCTGTTGCTACGTCTTTTAAGAAGTTACAAAGTTTTTGTAAATCGTCTGGGTTCTTCTTAGACCAATCTTGTAATGCTTTGATAGTTACATCTCTAACAAATGGTGTTAACTCTTGAGTCTTACAAACATTCTTTGCTTGACCATCAAACATAACGTCCATATGTGCTGCTGCTACAATACCTACTAGACCAGTCAATACGTCAGAGTTAGTTACTTCTAATTTCTTCTTATTATTTGCTAAGAAGATCTTATTCATATAACCTTTAAAGAAATCGCATACGCCTTTATAATAGCCAATAGATGGAGTGGATAATTGAGTATTTACTGGAGAAGTATTTGCAAATGTCATTACATCTGGACCAGCATTAACATTTGCTACATAAGTCATAGCTACTTCTACTTTCATTCGACCAGTATCGAAAGCATAGATGATTGGTTTGATCATAGGCTTATCAGTTTTATTGATAAGATATGTAAGAACACCATCTTTATTTACCAAGTGATCTGTAAAAGTAGTACCATCTAAAAGATGTGCAGTATAGAATACCTCAGCACCAGGTTTTAATAGTGGTACGATATTAGATACTAAACGATAAATATCTTTATGTCGCAATGTGATCTCACCCATGATAGAGAAGTCTGGTTCGAAATCTACTACAGTACCTTGAGCACCAGCTGGGTATTTGATTTCTTTAGGCATAAAGATTTCTTTACCATCAGGACCTTTTTTACCAGTACCATATTTCTTTAAAGGTTCACCTTCAGAGAATTCGATTTGATAAGCTTTGCCTAATCGATAAGTAGTAACTGTGAATCTAGAAGATACGGCATTAGTACATTTAGAACCTACACCATGAAGACCAGATGGATATTCACCTTCATGCTTTTCATAGTTTGTAGAAGTATGTTCTCTACTAAATACACGAACGATATCTTCTGCTGGGATACCACGACCATTATCGATTACTACGGTTCTAAAAGATCCTTCCCAGAACTCAATCCATACTTTATCACATGGGGATACACGTCTATTCAATTCATCTGTGGCATTTTGAAATACTTCTCGAATAGCATTCAATTGACCTTCATTACCAGTTGAAGATAAATACTGGCCTGGGTTCTTTCGAACAGACTTAGCAAAGGATTCAAGACTCTTGATCTTTTTAGAGTAGTCCTTGATATTGGCAGTCATCTCTTTGGAGAGATTAGAATTATTTGGAATCTTCATTCCATTCTCCTTTCATATTAATCAAAGAATACTATTTTGTTATTATAGCTTCCATTATTATAGTATGCAACTACTATCTTATTTAGTTTTATATACATTCAAGATCACTATCATACTCATAACTAATAATACTATTGATTCTTAAACTTTCATAAAGATCACAAATTACTTTAGCATATGTAGGAAGTTGGAATTCTTTCTTTCTCACTCCACCATCATAACACTTAATACTATAATTATTAATGATATAATCATATACTAATTTTAAATCCTTATATGTGATATTAAATTTTTCAGATACTAGAGATATCAATAGATCAATATCGTGTTCAGTATACTCTACTAATGAGATAAAATAATGGGGATCATTTAAATGAGATTTATTATCTTGAGGGAAAATGGATGTTAATATTAATGCATGAATAAGAATTTCTTTATCGTAGAATTTGGTCTCAAATTTCTTAAGTCTATTTTCTATCGCTACAAGCAATTCTACCGCCGTCATACTAGTGGTACTAACCATATTAGTTTCTGTGTCGAAATATTCTCTTTTGAGCATTATAATCTCACCTCATAAGCCATAATTAGAAGAAAAAATAATGAGTTTTATTAAATTTCTCATTATTTAAAAGTCCATCAGGATATTATTAAATAATATCCCGATAAGACTTTGTATAAATATTAATCATATACGTCTTCTGGAGTAACTCCTACTGCTGCCATTTCTTCCCAGAAAGAATCTTCATCTCTTCTACGTTGTTCAGCATAATATGCTCGGTCTTCAGCTTCTTCAATTTCTGCTTTAAGATAAGCTGGATTTGAAAACCATCCATGAAGATCATTAAAGCCTTTAGCAATTCTTATGATTTGGAATCTAATTATATTCTCGCATCCTCTATCTATTTCACCTATGATCTTATCAAAAGTTTCTTGATCTTCACAAGCAAGATTTGTAAAGAGTTTGGATAAAAGAATAATAGGTTCTGGATTTTTGGAAAAAGCTTCTTCATACTTTTCACAGTTTAAATAGTATTTTTCAGCAAAATAACTAGGTCCAATATTAAATTTAATATCATTAATAGTTAAATCTACTCTGTTTTCATCTTTTATAATATTAACAGAGATATCTCCTTCATAGTCTTCATGATATGAATATTCGATATTTCTAGGAATCATACGAACTAATTCTTTACAAAGTTCTGGAAGACGGTTTTTAATATTACTATATAACATAATCAATCTACTCCTTAATCAAACATCAATTCATTCATGTAAGTGAAAATTTTTCTAGTAGTATCTGTATTACCATGCTTAATCCTAGCATTTTCATCTTTGATTATATAACTAAAACGCACACCATACAATGTATCTAGATCTACTTTATCAAATTCCATGAATAAAATACTATACCCATTCTCTACTGGGAATTTTAGTCTAACAGTAAACTCACGACTGTTTTTATAAATACCAGACGTAATCAGGATAGGTTTTCCAACTTTTTTAGCTACTTTAATAACTGTAGCCATATCATTAGAATAATTACCTGCTAATAATGCTCTAATTACATCTAAGAATCGTTCACTATATGTAGGTCTTTTTTGGGATCTTATTAAAAATTTTACCCCATCATACTCAAAATATACTTCAACGATTTTATCATTGATATTATAACCTTTAACTTCGATACCTCCTATATTCCACATATATAGGACTTCGATATATTCTGTTTCGCTTTGTTGAACAAATTCAAAATCTTCTGCAATCATATTAGTATACCCCATTTTTAAAACAAATTATTCTTTATTTTTTAAAAGCTTTTCTATCATATCAAGAGCAATATTGATACTTTCAATATTCATATTAAGTATCCCACAAATGTGATCAAACTCTTGATTATTAAGCTTATCTAATTTAAACACTTCATCCTTCCAAGTGTTTGTTGTAATTCTTAAAAATCTACCAAAGTCACTTAATACTTCTGTAGTTCCAATATTTATAGTTGCTTCTAAAAGATTTAGTTTACGATCTTCTAAATAAATAGTAGCACCAGTTCTAGCCATGTTTACATAAATAGCATTAACTGGTCTAAAATAATCCTTAGGCTCTTTTTCCTTAGAAGCTTCAATACTGTCATCAGCAGTAAAGTATAAGTCCTTACTCAAACCAAAACTAACATCAAATTCTGGATATGTTCCTCTGTATGGTAATTCCATATCAAGCTCAATAGATTTTGTAATAATTATATCAGATATAGCTCTGATGTTGAAATTAATAATCTCCATATAAGAATTAATAAATTTCAATTCTTCCAATCTTGTCATACTCATAATATTTCTCCTTTTAAAAAAATAATCAGGTATGGGATTTCTCCCATACCTGAAATTTTATTTAGATTATTTTACAATGCTACCATAGGAGTCACGTTTGATATCTTTATTAGATTTCAATGCATGAACTCTTTCTAGTTTGCCATTTTGTTCAACTTCGAAACGAAGAAGTTCTGGTTTGAATTCGTCAACCAAACGACCATCGATAGGAGCGTTGATTTCTTTAGCACGTTGAATTGCACGATGAACTACTTCAGCGAATTCATAGCGAGTCAATACGCGATCGCCTTTAAACATGCCATCTTCATAACCAATGATCAAACCACGTTTAGCCAAGTCATCTACAGCTTCGAATGCCCAATGGTTTTCTGGAACATCTGGGAATACTGTATTTTGATCTTGTGGTAAATCAGCACCAAGTACTGCATTTAGGATCGCAGTAATTTTAGCATTTTGAGCTTTCATTGCTTCCATTTCACGTTTCATATCTGCAACGTCTTTTGCTACAGCTACTTTAGAACGGGAAACGCCAGATTTAGCACCAACTTTATAAGATACACCAGCATTAACAACTGTATCACCATTACCAACAGTGGAACCAACTGTGAACATTAAATCTTCGTTAGGACGATAAGCAGCACCCAATGCTACAGAGTTAGAACCATGGAAGTGACCATAACCAGCCATTACATCTAATTTATGATCAGGATCGAAGTCCAATGGATGTAATGCAGCTAATGCAGCAGTACCAGCGATACCACGTTCAGAGATTTTATGGTTTTTAGCAACTTTATCGGAAAGACCATTGATTGCATTAGCATTGGAGTTGATTTGGTTAGGAATGTTTTGATCTAAATCGAAACGTACTAAACCATCAGCACCAACGGATGCATTGATATGGTTACCATTAACAAAGTTTAAACCTTTGTCTGCCATTACTTTATTTGTAGTACCACCATTTGCTTTATAGGATACAGGTAATACTTTAGCAGCTTCGTTACCATCAAATTTGAATGTTGTAGTGTCTGCTGTATGATTAGCACCAGTAGTTGTTTCTACTTTGATTACAGAATCACCTTCAAATTTATTAGCAGCTTTAGCAATATCTGTTACAGTATTTTTGCTTACATATACACCATATTGAGCATTAGCATCACCAGTGGATTTACCATTAACAACTCTAACAGCTGCAATATTATCAACTTGGTTATCAGTGATAACGGATTCAGTAGAAATGCTGTCTTTTAATTGTTTATAGTTTACAGCATCTGTATCAGCAACACCAGCTTTTACATTATTGATAATTTGACCACCAGCGCTAATACCATTAGTAGTAAAGGAAATGGATTTGCCATTAGAGTTAGCAGTCATACCATCCATAGTATATTCTGCAGCATCTAAGTTGTCAGTGTTTTCCAACTTCATACCATTAGCATCTACTTTAGTATTTGTACTTGTAGTACCATCGAAGAAGTGAACTTTATCCTTTCCAATGTAGGAATGTACATCATCAGTCACTTTACCAAAGCTAGCAGAATTCATATCTACTAAATCTTTGTTTACGTTCACTTTATATTCCTTACGGCCAAAGTTGTTATCTTCGGAAGTTACAGTAGTATTAGTACCATCAACAACTGTGTTGTGTTTTTGAGCTTCTAATGCTACGTCATATAGTTGGCTACCATTGATAGCATCTGTGGATGTAGCAGATACACGACCTGCTGCTACGTTTTGTAACTGACGTGTATAACTAGTTACTCCACCAGCACCGGCACGACCATTAGTACCGAAGCTTACAACAGA